CGTCTACAGGATTTTGGTCAGAATTATCTTCTGCCATAATCTCCTACTTTCTGCTTAATGTTGTTAGGGTAGCGATACCCATGTGTTATACCCACTACGGTTGAAGCTAGGGAACTTCGTGCTGCCTACAGGGAACCGTAAACAGCACGGAACTACCTAACGTTTCATTACAAAATGATTCGGGTGATTTGCTCCTTCACAACTTAGTTTTAATCCTCGGTCTACCCATATATGCTTTAGTGGCTCTAAACTACTTAAATCAAATTGGGTTGCTGGTTCAGTACGATATGACGGGTTATTGTAGTCACGGGTGGATCGCTCTCTAGTCTGTTCTTGTGGTTCGTCCATCACTGGCTCTCTTTCAGGGTTATCTTTATCGTGTTCTCTAGGCCATTCAGAAATTCTAGGTATTTACGTCTTGCTCTTAACTCGTCTGCTATAGCTTCGTTGCTAGGTAGTTTCTCGGCTTCAAAGTACTTAATGTCAGATACTTTGGCCTTCTCTTTAGCTATTACTTCCATGATGTGATCTTTAGCCGGTAGTAGTATTGATTTGGTAACACTTTTCTCGGCTTTAGCTTCTTTTACAGATTCAACTACTTCTGGTTTTGAGCTAATTGAGCGGCTATTTTGTCCGGTTATAAGCGCGTTGTCATTACGAACTGTGTTTATGGTGTTTTTCTTGCTCATTTCATACCTTTCACATAATTAACAATTTCACCTGGGGGTAAGCCTTGTTCCTCTGCTAGTAACATAGTTGCGGCTGTATCTTCATCAACTCCGTGTTCGTCCATGACTGCTTGTAGATTTACTTGGCTCTGAGGATCTAGATCGTCCATAGGGGAGGCTTGTGCTGCTTGAGTCTTCTTAGCTACTTCACCGGCTGCTGTTTCTGCAATAGCCATAAGTTCTTCTGGTGGTACTTCGCCGGCCTGTATTCGCATAACTATTTCTTCTGGTAATTCGCCTGATTCAATAGCTTGAGCTATAAGTGCTTGAGCTTCTTCTGGTATTTGGGGTTGTGCTTGCTGTTCGGCCATAGCTTGCTGTTCGTCTGCTGGTATATCTGTGACTATCTTGTCGTTATCTGTTAGCTTGCTAATCAATGCTGCAAACAATTCACCAGCGTTAATCTTCTTGCCACTTTGCTGTATTGCCGGTATCACTAGCTCGTTGGTCGATATTAGCTCTACTACTCTTGATAAGCCCTCTAACTGAGTAGCATCGTCTTTGGCTTTGTCTGAGTCAGGATCAACTGTAAAGTCAAAGGTAGCTCTAGCTTTATCCCATTCAATATCTAGTGCGTCTTCATTCTCAACATCTAGTCCGGCTTTAGTCAATATTTCTTTTTCTTCTGTCGATAGGTTCATTAAGTCTGAGCCGTGCATATTAGCAAAGTGAGTGTTTAACATGCTTCGTGATACAGCTTCAAAGGTCATATTCACGTTGTCTCTAAAGTCTTGGTCGTCTATTGATAGATTAGCTTGCTGGAATTTAACACCTGCTGGAGTCTTAGAGTAGTTAGGGTCGCCACTTGCTGCACCAATTGAAGTATCGCCAGTAGGTAACATCTGATTGAGAGAGGTTTTGTACATGCCAATACGTTCTGGTAGTTGGCTATATATCTGGTTGCCTAGTTCTTGTTTTTCTACTGTTGCATTGCCGGTTAGCCATAGTGCGTCTTGGGTGTATACCAATGAGTCTAAGTCTAGTCCTGATGTATCACCTTTAACTGAAATAGGGGGTCTAATACCAATCTGAGTAGCTAGAATGTCGGCTTGTCGCATGTAATCTAGTACGTTTTGAGTGCCGCCTGCCAATCTAACAATTCCAATGCCGTAAGGGTTGATGAAGTCTTGGTAGCAGTAGAGGTAGTGAATAGGCACATCGCCTGTTGGGTCTGGGTTAGTCCATTCTCGTACAGTCTTACCGGTCTTAGGTTGGAACATATAGAATGGAGCGTCTACACCTCTTTGGACACATACAACTAGCTTGATACCACCTTTTTTAACCGATTTTTCCTGTAGTTCTTTAGGTGATAGTTCGCTTTCACGTTCTTCATCATCTTCATCGCCATCTATAATTGCCTGTAGTGCTTCAACGTCCCATGTATTAAATGACTCTCGTTTTTCTGCTTCGGCTTCGTTTTTCTCTGATTTAGCCTGTTCGATTAAGTCTTCTATCTGCCCCTTGCTGTAGTAAATATCCCAGAATATGTAGTCTGAGTCGTTATCTGATACTTTGCCGGGTTCTAGTGTTACGTCTTGAGCATAGGCTACGAAAAAGTCTGAGCCAGTGTATGTACCTCTTTCACCAAATAGAGTTATTAGAGGTATACCACCATAAATACCAGCTTTTCTTACAGCGTCTTTCCACTTACGATGGAATGGGGCTACAGAGTTGGCGTTAGGTAATATCTGCTTTTCCCACTGTATGTTAGCTAGTTCGCTTACCCATTCCTCGTTGCGATCATTAGCTTCAAAACGTCCGGTTAGCTTTCGGTTGATAATTCGTTTAGGTAGCTTGAATAGTGCGGCTGCAAGTGATCCGTCGTTAGTTTCGGGTAAGTTAGGGTCTAAATCTTCCCGTAGTTCATTGTTTGCGAGTCTCTCATACTCCGGGTAGTCTTCTTTCCACTCCCGTGCGTCCTTGATAGCTGTTGTGTATAGTGATTTGAGATCGTCTTTATCTATAAGTGCCATGTAAAAAACTTTCGTTTATTACAGGCTTCGGCGTTGCGGTCTCTGTATTTGTGGTTATGTTATCTTATTAAATGATAAAGTCAAGCGTTGCGGCCTAACTTGTCTACCAGTGTTTTATACCGAACTACAACCCTCTCCGGCTCGTCGTCTTTCTTCCTAACTTCAATATGCACAATATCGCTAGGTTTCTTGAGGCCGTCTATGATGTGTTTGAGTACAGTATTATGGTCAACAGTGTGTGATTCTTCTATCTCTTGAGTAAAGCCGCTTAACTTGCCGTCATAGTACACTTCGGTTTCTATCTTCTTGCCCCATTGTAGGTCGTCATTCATCTGCACCCCTCCTTTTTATCATGGACTTTTCTACATATCTTGCATGGTTTAGTCTTCATATTGTCAACTTCAGTCGGTTATGTGTGTTACTTCGGTTATGTTTAAGTGGCACTATAGGGTTTTCGGTCTGGTATAGCTGAAAAGCACCGGCACAACTCATCACAGCGTCGTCATGCGTGTTTGCGTCGGCTTCTGGCTTATTATTGCTGTTAATGATGAAACTCTGGTGTTGGCTTATGGTTTCTTCGTCGTATATCTTTATTGATTGATTATTGAAAGCTACTAGCCAGTCGCCTAACATCTTAGGCCGTGTAGCTTGATCGGTGTTCATACCCATTTTAGATGTAGGTTTGCCGTCGTCGCCCTTAGTGTAGTAGATTGTGTAGTCGTTATTGATATTAGCGTCGTAGAGTCGTTGCATTTCACTTGAGCCGCCCATGTTACGCTCTAAACATATTGCTGGTCGCACTCCAGTCTGCTCTTTGATCCATATTAAGGCTTCTCGTATTCGTGGCGTTGCTTGAGCTGCTACACCTTTCATTTGGAACACTAGGGGTATATCTGACTGTGTTTTACTCATAAATTGTGTGAAGTTACTGTCTGCACCACCTTGAGCGCAGTCTCCGAACACTACGAAGAACTCGCCTTTGTTTAGTTTGCGGAATTGTCTAAAGCTCACGCTGCCCCCTCTTGATAATATACCTGCCCGTCAAAGAACCAAAAGCCCTCTCGATCACTCATCAGTGACTCAGGTAGCATTTGTATATTGCCGTTTAAGTTCACCATTATGTTTTTAGCTACTGCTTTTTCGTTTATCGGCTGATAGTAACCGGCGTTATAACTGCTAAAATCACCCGATCTTATGTCTATAATCATACTAACAACCCTCCTGCAAACTGTGATGTCTTCTTAGGCTTAATAGTGTTGTTCATGTAGTAAAGTAATGCGTCTGTGTCGAAATACTGCATACCACCGGCTAAAAAGGCTTCAACAGGGTACGTAGGGTACTCTCTTATGCGTTTACGGTCTTTTAGCTTCCTCGTCTTGATAAAGTGCCAGTAGCATTGATTTGTTGTAGCTGAACCGTCTTCAATGATCTTATTGTAATATTCGGGTACTTCCCAATCTTCCGGAGCTTGCTTAGTGTAGCTTGCCATTTCAAACCAACTATAGAACCTAGACTTGAAGTCGCTATCACCATTCTTGCCGGCGTACCATTCCTTTGCCATGTAGTCTGTTGTAGTGTTGCCGGTTGATTCTCTAAATATACGGCCTACTCCGTCTGCAACTTGCTGTTCTGCTGCAACTACTAGGTTTTCTGCATTGAGTACCTTAGTCATGCTGTAAAAGGCTAACTCTGACCATAATATGTTTTGCTTAGTACCACCACGACCTGAAACCTTTGCACTAGCTGTCTGTGTCTGTATGGCCGTGTCGTTGTGTGATACCAGTAACCCTGCTGAGTCTACCTTTAAGAATTGTTTGCGTAGTGCCGGCAGGTGATCTCTATCGCTTATATTAAGATAACTAAAGCCCTTACGCTTAAGTAGAAAGCTATTTAAGAATAAGTTTACTCTATCGAAGTGCGCGTCGGTCTCATCGTCTTTGTGTGAATAAATATCGCTGTTAGTTAGTGGCATTTGGCTTAATGCTGACATAATAAAATCTACTGTGAAGTCTGCTGTAACCTTTGTGCTTACACCCTCGCGCCTAGCTTTAAGTGCGTTTTCTCTGATTCCTTTGCCCTCTGGGTAATCTTCTTCTAGTTGATCGTGGTATTTATTCTGCACCTCGTTATAAACCAAAGGTATTATCTCGCCAGTAGGTGTTTGTATATTAAAATACTTCTCTGCGAACGCTCTTGTGTCTATGACTTTAGTCAAGATTGCCCCTTGAGTTTGCTGTACTCACTAATCCATAGCCCAGAAGCGTCACCATTTACATCGTAGGGTATGTGTTTGATCTTCTTGTATAACCAGCCTCTCATCCATTCAGGCACACCATCTAGCAACTCTGCTTTGGTAATATACCCTAGTTCGATGGACTCTCCCCAGTCTTTTATATGGTAATCCCTGAATGTCTTACCTATGGCTAATACTTGTAGTCCAGTTGGGATTTGGTCGCTCATACCAATAGTTATTGGCTCGTCTGGCTTGATGCCTCTACCAGACCAATCTGCCATAGCTACACGATCCTTAGCAGTTATTCGCCACCCTTTTTTGGTGGTCTTTGGAATAAAATAACGCATAGTTTGAATATCAAATCTTTCGTTCTTGGTTAGCTCTCTCAAATCAGCCTCCTAACCTTATCTTCAAGCCCCTTAGCGTTATCTGCATTATCAAACCCAAAGCCTATCTGCACCCAAAAGCCGTGATCATCGTAAGTATTGATAATGATGTCGTCTGTGTTGATTTTGGTTGTTAGTATTGCGTATGCTAGTTTTAGGCGCTTCATTTTGTCCCCTTATATTTCTTCATTGTTTCTCTCAGCTCTAAAGTACGTTTTGCCGAGTCGTTAATAGACTGATACATATAGGCAACATATTCGTCTAAAGTTCTGGTGTCTTCCCTTGTAAGCTTAGGATTCAGAATCTTAGCGTCGTGTAGCATATCTACGAACTCTTTAGCGCTAGTAATATAAAAAGGGTCTATTTCTTTGTCTTTACTCACTTCACCTCACTTTCTGTGGCCTTAATCTTACTAATCATCTTGCGAGTAGCTAAAGCACCTGAATATACCGAATCCATTTGCTCTTGCGTCTTTGCCAGCCTACCGTGACCAACAATATCGTCCGTTGCGTCTATAACTCCAAGTATTTCTTTTAAGCCCTCTGATCTGCCTTGCGCGTATGCTTCTTCAAGCTTTTTTGGCCTCATGTCTGCATATTCCTTGATTTGAATGCCAAGAGTATCAATCTGACCCCTTAGAGCGTCTGGTATGCTACCTGCTTTTGCCCTTTTAGCAAGCCCAGCAACCCTGCTACTTAGGCTCTTAGCCTCTTTGTCTAAGTCACTCATTTCACCTCGCTTTCTGTTGGTTTAACGGGGTACTCCCAACACATATAATTATGATCCCCTATAAGCTGGTTGATAGTGTCTCGGGGTTCTATCTTATTATTTAGGCCAGTTATAATAGCTTTCCTCATAAAACGTGTGTTAAGTAGTCGTTTTAATGCATTCATATTTGCCCCTCGTCGTAGGCTTCTGAATACTCTATATAGTCTTGTATCGCTTGATGATTCGAATTTTTCAGGAACTCTACTAAAGTTAATTTGCTCATTTCACCTCACTCTCTACTTCCTTAATAAACTCTTTACCCAGCTCCTCGCCCCCAAACACAACGCCAACATTGACTGTGCCACCCGAACCATTGCCATTGCCCTGAGCTTTACCTTTAAGCTTGTATGCAAGATCAAGCGCCTTAAGCTGTGACGTACTATCCGGCTGCCAGTACCAGACATGATTAGCTGTATCGCCATGTTTAAACTTCTTTGGAGTGCAACCAACAGTCTCAAGCAGTTCGGTTATCTCATCGTCAGTCATGGCTAGTGGGAATACCATGTGTCCAATGTTCTTAGTGTCTAGCAGCTTGCTATGTTTCTCTAATAAGTTGCTGTCTGGCAGGTGTTGTTCAACTAACTCTTGATAGCCCACTGATTCAGTTAGTTTCTGAGGTGTTTTCGCTGTAGCCTCTGAATATCCTGCGTCCCTCATCGCTTTAGAGACGTTTCCACCATTCTCCACTAGATTTTCTACAGCCCTTTTTTGCTTAATGCTAGGCTTACGATTTTGCTTCTTCTTAGTCTTAGCTGCTCCCATGTTCCCTCTCTGTTGGCGTTACAATAGCGTATTTAAGCATAAAGTCAATCGTTGCCGCTTTAGTCATTCTTTATCTCCTATTAGTTTATTCAGGGCTATGATCTGTCGATCTAGTAAGCTGTATCTTTCAGGAAATGCGCTCTCAACTATGGCTCTTGCGTAAGCAATGTCGGCTGCAGTTCTTTTGCGGTACTTACCTATGCTTGCGTCAAATAGTATTGCACTCATTCTTTATATCCTTCTGTTAGTTTGTTTAGGGCTTTGCGACTTCTGTCTTTTTGTATATTTCTGAAACGACAGATGCAATTCTTACTTTCGTCAGTTGGCTGGAACATACAGGTCATGCAGTAACCTTCGGAGTCGTCCCACTTTCTAACTGTGTCTGTGCCAATAACCTCATCTTCAATCAACTTCTCTATATCGGCTAGGGCTTTGTCAATGTAACTCCGTGCTATAGGGTGTTCGTCTATATCACCACCAAACTGGTCGGCTACTTCACTGCCAAAGTCTTCTAGTATTTCTTTTATGCTACTCATCTACATACTCCTTTGCTTCTTTAAATCCCATCACAACCCACAAGGGAAGGCTAGACTTAGTTCCATAATCATCCCAATAGT